TAGCATCATGGCGGAGTGAACCGCCATACATGGAAGAGTAGAAGTTATCGTCGCTCATACTGTACTTAGCGACCTAGTAGCCTCTTAGTCGCTTCCATTAGGATCGACTTGCCCGGATCACCCTTTGGGCCCTGTGGACCTTGTGGACCCTGCATTCCCTGAGGTCCCATTGGTCCTGGAACCGTAGCAATGCGTGCTGATCCAATGGCACCATTGGATATTGTGCCTTGGGCCGACTGGGACAGCTGAGCACCAATACCACCAAGCGAGGAGGTATACACCATTTCACTTTGGGTCTGTTCTGCCAGCTTGTCACTGTCAACAAGCTTTACTGCCTGAGCCAATTTATTAGCTGCGCGACTCATAGCTAGCTTGGCTTCCTCAAAATCCTTGAGGACTTGCTCGTAAAGTGGATTCAGCTGGTCTGCACGCGCGATATCAACCATTTTGTCAATGTTGGGAATTGTAGTGTGACCACGGGGAAAGAGTGTCTTTAAAGCTTCCATGCGCTCCTTGTGATAGGCGCCGCGATATTCCGCGTCATCTATCTTCGCTTGAAGCTCGTCGGCCCACATACGTTCATTTTCGGCAATCGCTTCTGGACTCATGTTTTTTACATTCATCATAGTTGCTCGACTCACAATACCTTGTTGCGCCATAGACCTGATTAGATCAATTTCTTCCTGATCTGTCATACACCTGCTTCTTTCAAGATTTCGTAGATCTCGTCGACCTCTTCCTTGTGGTCCCGTATCTTTGGTTTCCAGGCAATGGGATTGATCCAATCCTTTACCATGCCCAATTGCTCGTCGCTCATCCTATCAAACAAAGCTTGACCCGCTTCAGTATAGAGCAACCATGGACTGATACGACCTTTTCGAATCCAAGTCGTTGCTTGGACTGTGCTGACTTTTCGGAAGAAGTCTACCCAGTTTTCACCAGTTTCACGTCCCCATTGCTCCATTAAGAGAATGTTGCGCTCCATTGCTTTGGAAGGGCTTTCTTTTCTAGCCAGCTCTCGTGTCCAGCTCTCGTACCAGGTTTCATTTACCCAATCATCAAGCTTGATGTTGTTTTTAATCAACATCTCAACAAAGCCTTGCACCTCAATAGCGTTGATATGTTCCACATATCGACCAAACTTGGTAAACGCTGTGAAGTACTGACTGTCCATAAAGTCCGTGTAAGTTTTCTCCTTTTTGGAGCGGACACTCAGCTTGTAGAACATCTGAAACGCGATAAAGCCAATACGAATATAGCGCTCATCACGCCACAGCCAGCGGCGCTTCTTCTCACACATGTGATTGATAAAGGAGTTTTCTCGGACAAACTCTTTCTTGCAAAATTCGCAAGGAAAGGTCTGCGGAGAAGGAGGAGCTACCACCTTTACCTTACGTGTTCTCTTGGGCTTTTCGGTCACTTCAGCCATTGGTCTTCTTGAACTCATCAACCAGAGTTTTTGCTTCTTTGTCATCCATTGCAAGATCGCGTAGGAGTTGCTTGAAGGAAACGGCATCGTACTTGGACTTCATCAAAGCCAACTCCTCATCATTGAGCTGTGGATGTAACTTTAAGAAGACTGCATCCACTTTGCTTACTGCTTTTCTCTTGTTGGCGAGATTGAGCCAGCCGTGTGTGCGATCGCCGTTACGCTTTCCATTGCCAATAGCACACATGATGCGCCAGCAAAGATCCGGATGACGAGTGGACAGTTCCCAGAAATCCTTGTTAAGGAACTCGTTAACCATGAAGATAAAATGCTCAGGGGATTCACTGTCAACAGAAAACCATTTCATAGCAATCAGAGGTGAAAAGGACTTCTGCAGATCTTCCGATTGTTGACTCAACCAGTTGAAGTTTTTCTTCTCAGCATGGTACATCTCATCTTTGATGTCCAAGCTGGGCTTCTTGGGCGCCTTTTCGGCCACTGACTTCTTTGCTGCCATTAGTTTCCACCCCACGTAAGTTTGAAGAGCATCGCGTCTCGCGGACACTCGAACATGAAAATTGCAGTTGGTGCCATCTTTTCATGGACCGGAGCACTCAGTTCGATCAAATAGTTTTCGTCACTAGTAGCGCTGAAGACTACATATGGATTTAGTATCTGTTCAAGACACCAGTTTCGGACCTCGGCTGTCTTGCCTTCGTTGTAGGGCCAAAATACCACATAGGGTTGGGCGATGCGCTGAATGCTCATACCCAACCCTAACGTGTAGAAGTCACTTACGTCAATTAACGTAGTCTCTTACTTTGGATGTAGCGATAAGATTGCTCTCGCCAATGATGCTTCCAACGATAAACGTCTTCGGCACGGAACAGACCACCTTCTGTTCTAATTTCCTGCCTCCAAAAGTAGTTTCGAACCTCACGGTGCCAAATCTGTATTGGTCCAGGTTCAAACTCTTGCTCGACAAATACCCCGAGGATTTCTTTCATGACTAGCTCACTAGCTTCGTCAACTAGTTCACTTCGACTGGGAGGGCTTATTTCAGCACCCGGAAATATCAATAGCTTTCCCATTATACCAACTGTGTGATATCCAAATGCTCTGGAATCTTATTGGTGTCCTTTACAAAGAAAGCACACAACGGTGTCGGCGAATCGTCAAGTGGAGCGGCCAGGATATGACCATACTTCAACTTGGGAAAATACCACTTCACATCCGGAAAAACATTCATGATTTCAATGTCGTGAAAGTGTGGCATGTAGCCGTTGATTGGATTGATCGAGAAGGCGTCAAACTGACGATCGTTCAACTGCTTCAAGTTTAGAATCTCAAGATCACCAGAGTTCTTATCACCAATCACGATGCTCCAGTCCATTGGCATTTGGATTCGATGGTTGCCTAAACGGAGATCAACCGCTGGACTGTTAAAGGATTCCAAGAAGAGTAGCGGAATGAAGAGGTAATCAATATTAGCTTGATCAGAGTAATCGAGCACACAATACCGGATGTCTCCCACTTCATCGGGGATGTTGTTCATCTCAAAAGTGGTATTATCTGTGGTGAGGATTTTCATTTAGGAGAGGTCCTTGATGTAATCCACCTTCGTAACCTTGTAAGGATAGTTGGCGGCCTTATATGTCTTCTTGCGTTCAGTGACGTGCTTGGCGCTGAACTTACAGGTGCTCGCGATGTCGTAGACTTGAACAAAGTCTTTGTCCTTTGCCTTACGAATACCACGACCAATTGACTGAATGATTCTCACAAAGCTCTTGCCTGGTTCCAATAGGATCAAGTTAAAGATTCGGGGAATATTGATACCAACTGCCGCAACACCATAGGAGGCGATAACAATCTGGTTGGTTCCTTGACCGATTTCCTCGTAAGCTTCCTTACGATCAGCGGCTTTGCTGCTACCATAAACAAACGCTGCTTCTGGAAGTCGTTCGGCAAGTTGCTTTCCTGTCTCGATACGATTGATCAGGATCAGGGTGTTGCCCGTGAGAGCAGTCTTCTGCGCAAACTCACTGATCCAATCCAAGTGATTTGGATCAGTAACTAGAAAGTTGTTTTCCTCGTGGAAGTTGTCAAACTCCACAGTGTCCATGAGCTGGAGAATATCAATGTGAAGGTTGGAGAGAACGCCCATGTCCATGAGGTCACTCGCTGCGAGGCGGTTAACAACCGGACCCAGACCTGCGAGAATGGACGTGAAATCGTGCTCTTCTTTGGGAACTGTACCAGTCAGACCCCAACGAATGGGAACATTCGCAAACGGGCCACAAAGCAGGTTCTTGAGCTGGTCAGCCTTTGCCATGTGAGTCTCGTCGACCATGATGGCAACCACGTCCTTGGTGAACGTGTCAATGTCCTGTTGTGTTGGCTTCAGTGTTGCCTTCTTGGTGTTCTTATCCATGATGGCAAGACTCTGCCAAGTGCAGATCGTGTGAGTCTTATTGTAATCCTTGCGATCACCATAATAGACGCCAACGTCTAGTCCCAAGTTCTTGTAATCGGCCTCAGTCTGATCCACCAGGCTCTTGTTGGGAACAATGATGATCGTGCGACCATGAGCTTCACACAAGTGACTCAGTGTTGCAGTGAGGAGAGTTTTACCCGCACCTGTTGCAATCTCCTGGATGCTCTGTGGATTCTCAAGGAATGCACGGATGATCTCAACCTGGTAATCACGCAGGGTGATTGGTTCGCCCTCAGCTGGGTGACCCTTGGGCCACACTGGATTAGGAGCGTTGTTGGCAATGTAATCTTCGTCAACGTATGGGAACTCAAACGTGCGAGCAACTCGCTTGTCATCAATCTCAATCTCGTAACCATTGTTGATTACGATATCCAATACCTTGTCAAGCAGGTTGACGTAGGTGTTTCCATTGATTGCAAAGTAGCTGACACAGCCATCCCACCGACCCAGCTTAAAAGCTGGCATGTGGCGAGCGGCGTGGATAAAGAACTTCAACGCGGCATTGCACTCGCGGCGAGTCTTTGGATCCAAGTCTTCAAAGCTAGCGTTTACCTCGTCGTGAATGACGAGCTTGCATTTCTTAGTCATGCGACCCCTTATGTTCTGTTCTACGGGTCGTAGG